ACAGCGAAGCTGTCGTCGTACTGACGGTTGACGTTGCGCGTGAGTACAAGGTTGTTCTCCAGAATTTCCAGAGCCTTCCGCGTAATCATATCGATAGTAAGGATTGAGTTTGCCATGAAAAAGTCCCAAAATTAGCGGTTGCGTTGTGCCTCAGCCTTTTTGATCTGCCGCATCCGTTCCGCTTCGATCCATTCCGACGTACTCATCGATTTTGTCGAACGAGGGTCGGTTGTATCATACTGCGGCGATCCATTGGATCGTGATGTGACAGGTGCAATCGGAGCCGGGGCGGTTGAAGTCCGTCGAACTGGTGGGTTCGAAGTCAAAGAAGCTTCGATCTTTCCAATCTCTTTAGCCTGCAAGAGCGGCACTAAACGAGCGATACGAGCGGCTTCTTTCGGATTGGAGCCGAGGAAGTACAAGACATCCGGGCCGTTGTCCGAAGATTGAATGCTCTGCGCCATCACTTCTGTGATCGGAAGGTTCTGATTGTACGCGACTTGCTCGAAGTCATCGTACTTATCGCGCGCCTGCTCCTCACGGTCTTGATAGGCACCAAGCATTTCAGCATGTTGTCTGGCGGTATCCCGCCGTTCCAACAACTCCACTGCTTTACGCTCTGCCAAGGCTTCGGCGTAGTCTTCAGTGGTGTTATAGTCTCCCGGATAGACGACAGCATTTGACTGCTGGGGCGCACTATCCGCGAAACGCTGCTGTTGCTCACGTTCCCATTTACGCTGTTCTCTTGCGAGACGCTTACCTACAACGGCGTCAAGTTCTTCCTGTGTGAAAGACTTTGGTTCGCCATGATCGGCTTGCGTTTCCGGTGTCTCGTTTTCTACAGGCTGGATTGCTACCGTGGCTTCCAGTTCTGGCGCGGAGGCATCCGCTAATGTTGGGTCGTCTGTAGTCATGCATAACTCCTAAGAGTTCCCGGTAAACCTTGCCGGTACGGTTATCGGCCACAATACACCCTTAAATGTAGCATGGCAACAATATCAAATCGCGGTATCGGCGACTGTTAATAGATCAATCGCATCGGTGACGTTGTTGGCTGTGGCAGGAATTGAAGTCCAAGTGATGTCTGCGTAGTTTGACATAGCGACAACGTTAACATCGTAGGTGTATGCTAGTATTTCCAAGTCAACTATAAGCGCGGTGGCGGTAGACACGCCGAAATTTCCGCCGACAATCGCCAAACCAAAACCAGATGCAGACGCAACGCCAGTAAGAAACTTCAAGCCAGCGATATAGTTTGTCGCGGGTTTCTTGGTTACGCTGATAACTGAAAGCTGCGCCGCGTTGGTGGCGTTATCGGTAACGCGATAGATAAACTCAACTGATACGATGCTCTGACCAGCGCCACCGCCGGGTGCACTAAGCATAACCGTGAGTTTTGCCTTGAACCCCGGCTTGACGCTTTTAGCGTATACCGTGGAGTTGAATAGCGCGATGACTTTTGAACTAGGATCGGCAGCGGTAAATGCGGCGCTGTTCAACGTTGGCAACGTCCCCCCAATTGATCGCGCGAACCGCAGCAGATTGCCCGTCCCAAACGTATAGTTTTGGGGTGTAGCTGGTGCTGGTATAAGCATCTGCGATACTTGTGAACGGTTTGTTGTCTGCGTGAAAAGGCTGTGCAAATTGTTTGGTGGGACAACGCTTAACGTCGTTTCGTTCTCAACACCAAAGAAATTGTTTCCTGCGGAGTTTGTATCAATGGAGAAAGCAGAGCCGTTGCACTCTGTTGTATAGCCGGAAAATACGTTTTTCAGCGCGTAGTTTTTCAGAACAAAAACTGTTGTCGCGCTGGTGGGCAATACGCCGATGTTTACACAAACAAAACCGCTAAATACGTTTTCAACACACTGCTCTGTGGCCGAAATTCCATCAAGCAAAATGTGTTGATAACATTGCCGGATAGCAAAAGCCGTGAAATTATTGGCGTTGCAATTCGCGCCGAGACGTATAGCAACATCACAATTAGCAATGTAAAAGTTATCTGCCCGGTTAAGATACCGCTGATAAGTTGATGGTGTCGAGCCATTAGGGTAAAAGATACCGTAGCACGTATTGGTGCCTGCCAGATCAGCAGTAGCGGAACCATAGATCGACACATTGCTGATTGTGGAGTTATAAACTGAGTTTGACCCAGCTAGCCCAACCTGAACAATGCCAGTAGTGGCCCCATTAATTTTGCTGTGCTTCAGATACAGGTTTGCGATGCCCGATGAGGACTGCAAAATCACAATGGGGCCAGCAGTGCCTGTCGAGAGTTTAGACAGGCAACTGCCTACGGTAGTGCTGCCGGGGCCAGCGGGAAAATATTCACTGGCAACCGAATTGCCGATAAGCGTAACGCCGGGCGGAATCGTCAGCGTTCCGTTAACTACATAGGTCTTGCCCGTCAGTTGCACTGACGCAGCGCCGCTGTTCAACGCTGCCTGAATAGCAACTGTGTCGTTGGTTACGCCATCGCCAACAGCACCAAAATCTTCAACGCTCACCATATCCCGCAGTTTAGCCTGCGCGGAACGAGATACCGCGCCTGTGCCAGTGGCTATGAAGCCGACCTTGGATGTTCCAGCGGTTGAGCCGAGATTGTCAAAGGCAGTCTGCACGTCTGTGGCGGTCGTGTAGCCTGATGACGTCAGTGAAACGCCGCCAGCCAGACCAGAAGTAAGGTTATCATAGGTGCCTAGCAGAACGTTCAATGCTGTGTAAATCGCAAACTTATAAGGGACGCCTGCGGTTATCCAAATTTCTCCGCCGGGGACGCGCCCAGCACTATCTAGAATGATAGGGTTGGTATGGGCCGTAGAACCTGACGATGACGTGTACGCTGCGAGGGGTGTAGTTGTGCCAGCCGCATACGTGTACAGCTTGCCACCTGACAAAATGACGCCGTTGTTGTCGAAGAACTGAGCGCCAGCGCCAGCAAGCGGGGATAGATTAACGGCCATCAAATATCCTTACGCGCTAAGAGCAGCAACTTTATCTTGAAACGCCTGAACACGATTCTTTAGATCGTCAGCGTCAACGGATAGTTTTTCGCTGCGTTCGGTCAACTCAGCAGTCACTTTGGCCTGACCGGCTTCAAGACTTTCGCAAGCCTTGAGGCGAACAGCCAAATCGGCTTCAACAGCCTTGACCTTATTAGCCAGCGCAACTTCAGCCGTGTCTACCGCAGTTTCGCGGCTCTTAACCGCCGCAGCAGCCTCTTTGGTCTTGGCAGCTACGTCCTTAGCTTCTGCTAGAATGTCTGCCGCTGCGGTCTTGGCTGCATCCAGTTCTTTGACTGCGGCGGCGCGATCTGCGACGGCGGCTTCAGCAGCCGACAGTGCGCCTTGGCGGATCGCTAGTTCATCGCGGAGCGCAGCCATATTAGCCAAGTCTACAGGGAACTGCTTGGTGAAATACGCGACATAATCAATGCCGGGGGTATCGCCTGAAACGTTCATGTTTGCGTTCCTTAAACGTAGTAGCTGATATTAATCTTGGAAGATGCAGCCTGCTCGATGAACTTGATCTTCTTGAGATCACCGTCATACTGAAGCGAAACTCCAGCCGCGATAGGCATACCAACGGAAGCTGTAGGCGCTACGCCATCATCCCGCCACCGCACACCCTGCGTTTCGGGCGTAATAAGCGCGATTGTTGGCATGGCCTTCAAACCTGTAACGGGGTCGATCTCAGGCACAGTCAAACTTTGGGCGGAACTAAGCGTCGAAATCTGCTGGTATCCCATGCAGCTTGTAATCGCCTTCAAATTGATAGCCATTAAAATCTCCTGCGTTCGGTAAACGAACGAATTTCAACAAACAAATCTTGTGCCGCCGCAACTATACCACCAAAAAACCCACCTGAAAAGAAATTTCCGCCAAAGAACGGCCCCACGACTAACCCGCCACCCATGCTGTGCCGTTATCAAAAACTGGCGTTACTACGGCCCCACCAGCCGCTACTGCAACGAGAAATGCTGGCGCTAATGCATCTGTCACATAGGCTACGCGCCCAGCAGTTCCCGCCGTTGGAAGCGTTGCGACGGTGTATCCCTTTAAGCGTAGTGTGCCGGTGCAGACCGTACTGCCCGTAAGCGTTATCGTGCTGGTGCTGCTACCACCGCCAATAGTGATATTAGCGGTGCTGCCTACCGCGCCATTCGCGCCGATGATTGTTGTACTTGTACTGCCAGACGCCGTGACACCCGCGTTAATTTGGACTGTCTGGGTCGCAGTAGACTGTCCCACTGTAATAGTGCCATTGCCATTAGTTCGACCTAGCGTAATCGTGCCTGCGGCTGTCGGGGTCAGCGAAAAACTGGCGGTGCCGATGCTCATGGTGATGCCACTAGCAGCGCCCGTGATGATCGTCGTGCCATTGACCGCAAATATACCATTGACCGTCACGGTCGTGCCACTGTCAGCAATAAGTGAACTAGTTACCGCGCCTGTACCAGCGCCAACAATCAACTGTCCCGAGGTGAGCGTAGCAGCACCTGTTCCACCACTGGCGACCGGCAACGCAGCGCCAAGTACCATTGACGATGCTGATAATGCACCCGTGACTTCTAGCTTGTAGGTTCCAGACGGCGTGTTGGCGATGCCGACGTTACCGGAGGCGTCAATGCGTATAGCTTCTAGGCTGCTTGTGCTGAAGGCGAGTACGTTTACCGCTGGAGACCACATACCTATGCTACTACGCCCGGTAAACGAAAATGCAGGGCTGGCAACAGACCCCGCGCCCGAGAAATATCTAGTTGCTGCGGGATTACCAAGAGTAGGCGATACGAACGTCGGGCTGTTCGATAGTACCACAGAGCCTGTGCCAGTTGAGGTTGTGACACCTGTTCCGCCGCTATCGACTGCCAACGTGCCAACCAACGTATGGTCAGCGTTCCAAGCGGTTGCGCCCGTGGCGCTAAAAGAGCCATCTGCCGCCGTTGAATGAGTTACTGTTATCGGCATTTAACTGCCCTAAGCCAGAAATTTCAGTTTGTAGAGCGTCGAGAAATACAATCCCATGATTTCGTCGATGATGTTCTGTAGCGGGGTGCAATCCTTATCGACGACTTTGTACCGCATTTCCGTAAGATCGTCCACTTGACCTTCAAGAAAGTCAACGACATTGTTGGTTTTCTTGGCTGACATGAGCGAAATAGGGCCGATAAGGCCATATTTGCCCTGATAGGCTTCCGCAAACTTGTCAGCCAATTCAACAATACCTTCGTAAAATCCCTGAAGGGCCATGTGCTTGGCGAACGAACGTGTGTTCAGATGCGCCGAATGGGCCACGTCCCGCGCCAGAAACAGCATACCTACAAAGTCAGCGCAGCCAGCCATTACATCATTCCTTCAGGTGCGGCGGGTTGTGGTTCGGGTGCCTCTTGCATCCCTTCTTGTGGCTGGCCTTGCATGGGCGGCATACCGCCCTGCTCGCCCATTTCAGGCAGGCCTGCGGGTTCAGGGGCTTCCTGTGCTTCGCTCATACCCGGCATTTCGCGATGTTGGGGGCTACCGCCGATCAAATCGCCTGTATCAAGGGCGGCGGCAATCGTCCCCATGACAATATCCTGAATTTGCTCAGGCGACATGCTATTCTGCACGGCGCTGATGCGCTTGGTTTCGGCGTCATAAGCATCGACCTGTGCCTTGTATTCCTTGATGTCTACCTCACGCTGCGCGGCGCTGTCCTGAATGTGCGTGATAACATCAGACATCTTGTTCAGTTCCTGCGTCATCGCTTCGATCTGCTGATGCGCGGCAACCATCTGCGGTGACTGATCGTCGGTAGCCAGAACCTTCGGGTCAAGAATTTTCTTGAAGCGTTCGGCCATTTCCTGCGCTCCGGGCCAATCCATATTCTTGATGAACAGATCGCCAGCGACAGACCAAAGCTGCGGGTTAGACTGCAAGATCGTAGACATGGCATCCAGCGCCTCTTGACGCTTGGTCATGTAGCCGGGGCCAGTAGAAACCATCACGTCGTACAGGCCCACGGCTGGGTTGTAGATTTTTTCGATCATCGCGCCGTTCTGGTCACGAACTTCCTTGACAGGCTCTTGCTGTGCAGGGTTGAACTTGACCATGCTGACTTCGCCGTCAACGCCAATGATGCGAGCAACACGCTGCGTGTCGTAAATCTTCGGGATCATCTCGACAATCTGGCGCGTTGTGTGCCGGATGGCACGAGCGAGGTTGTCAACGTAATGATAAGTACCGACATCGCCCTGCTTCTCGCGCGCAAGGATGGCTTTACCCGACCGCTCATTGCTGCGCTGGCCTAGGCTGCTGTCATACTGTCCTGTGGTGGACTTGATGTCATCCGCAGCGCCCATTTTGGCCTGCAACAGACCGCTGGAGGCCATTGGTGGGGCCGCGCGCTGTGGAAGTGGCAGAACTGCCCCAGAACCGTCCGTAACGTCTGGATTGACCTCCAGATACGGCCAATTGGTCGTGTTGGCTGTCTTCCACTGGCTTTCATAGCCTTCAAACTGCCCGCCATAGCCGATAAACGGCGCTTTGGGGGCCAAGGCGATCATTTCCGCCTCTTGGCTGACCCAATAGTTATACATGCGCTGGGCATCTTTGGCGTTTCGCACGAGGCCAGAGATGTAAATCTGGCCTTCAACTTCAAATTCGTTGCCGATGACGCGGATAATTGGTATCCACTTGCCCGCCCACTCTTGTTCTTCAAGAATGTCGAAGCCGTTCGTCTTCATCCACATGACTTTGCGGCGATTGACGAGGCGTGTGCGCGTAGGCTTACCAAACATCTCGGTAAGCTGCTTGTCGCGGTTCGACCGGGCGATAGCTGTCTGGTTATCTGGGTATAGATGCAGCGTTTCTTTCTCGGTGATATAGTAGAAGTATTCCGCAATGCGGATCGTGTCCTCACCAAGCCATGAACCCATGCTCTGATTGCCAACGCCCTGCGACATCAGCGTTGAGATAGGCGTAGCGTCAGGAAATAGTTCTTCGTACTCGGACTTGAGGATGTCCTCAGTCACAAAGCACCACTTGGCGTCAGCACCGCATGGGTCTTGGATCGTTGGGTCCATGTAGACGCTGAATGCGTTGCGGACGCGCTGGATGCGGATGTCCTGATCGAATGTCTCGTCGTTGCAATACTCGGTCAGCAGGCGAATGTAGCCTTCGCCGTAAGTGACCTGATTGTCGCAAGCCGTATCGTAGGCCACGTCGGCGTCCGACATGTACTCAATATGCCGAACGAGGCCATTGAAGATTTCTGCAACCTGAACGTCTGCGCCATCGTCGGCAGGAATGACCTTGCCGGATGGGCGGTTCTGGCGCTGCTCGTTCGTCACCTGTTTGACGTGCTGTGGCAGCTTGTTGATCGTCAGGCATGGGCGGGCGTTGATAGCCTGTCCCTGCACGGACCCACGCGTAGAGAGAACGTCAGCGGGCCACTGCCACTGATTGTCTGGCGAACCCGCCATGAACTTCAGATCATCTAGTTCATCTTCGCGGCTGTCGCTGTACGCGTCCATAGCCAGCGTCAGACGGGCGCGCATGGTCGCCATCTTGTCGGGGTCTTTCTTCCCTGAGTAGGAGTTGGACCCTACGTTGGCAACTCTGCCTGCTGCATTGATGCCTGTAGGGTCCGCCATGATTTACTTCTTACCCTTTGGTGCCGCGCTTCGCTTGACACTATACGCAATAGCCACGGCCTGTTTTGCTGGCTTTCCAGCAGCAACTTCAGCCTTGATGTTCTTGCGGAAAGCCTCTTTGCTTCCCGATTTCATCAACGGCATGACGTTAAACGCAGTGAAGGATGGCGAAGTTGATAATAACAGCTTCGCTCAGTGTTCCGCCCGAAATGTTACGAAGCGAGATGCTAACTGTTCCAGCGCCTAATCCATTGGCAAATGCGTTATATGAACCCGGCGTAGCCTGCCCGCCTGAGATTGTCAGGATAACGGTATCATTAGCACTAATATAGGTATTGTTTAGCGTAAACGTAGCGTTGGTTGCCGTCGTCAGCGAAGCCGCGTTCATGGTGATACGGCCAGCCGACTTGTTCAGCGTGACGGCAGTGGACTTGTCGGTCAACTGCGTGACCACACCCTGAGCGGCAGCGGTATAGCCAAGCTGTTCGTCAGCCAGAATATATTGCGAGCCGATAATGTCCTGATCTAGGAACGCAACGCCGATTGATTTCGAATTAGCCATTTCTAGTTCCCTTTTCTGATTTACGCAGGTAATAGGCTTTCTGAGCAACTCTAGCACAAGTTCGACACGCGCGTCCACCAGTTTTGTTACGTCCGGTTGTGAGCGTAAGCAATGTGTTTTCGGGCGTAAATTCATGCCCTCTTTTGCAATGCGTCAGATATTTCCTCCAATCATAATCGCCCCGTGCAATATTATCTTCTAATGTGCAAGGGTCCATATGTTTTGGATTTACGCAGTTACGAACTCGACATAAATGGTCTAAAGTCATTCCTTCTGGTATAGTGCCAATCTCTTGTGCATAAATAAATCTATGCGCATATATCGTTTTGCATCCTGTAGTTCCCCAAACTGGGTACCCATCATGGGTGGTTTTTCCTGTCCACAACCAACAACCAGCCGTGGAGGAATCAAAATCTATACGTTTCTGCATAAATTCTTTATCTAGACTTTTATCTAGTAACATTAACTCGCCATCCATCCTGTTGCTGTCTGGGACGGAACATAGTGACGTGGATTGTTCTTGTCAATGCGATCTCCGCGATATTCGCGTGATGCAACAGGAAACGCGAATGTCAGCGCGATGGCGTCCGCCGCGTCAGGTGACGCGACGCCGCGAGACTTCATGTCCTTCTTGCTCTCAAGAAACAGCGTCCCCCGGCTATCCGGCTTCGTCATAGGACCAATCAAGTCACTCTTGAGGAACCTGTCGCTAGGGATGTGTCCTGCCTTAAGCCACTCGCGCATGTCGCCCCACATCTCGGCGCGCTTGTTGCCCCACATGATCTGGTTCTTGGCTTTGCTGCCGAAGTTGACGCCTCTAATCTTGTAGCGTTGCTCCTTGAGCCTATCCACGACGCCTGCGCCTAGCCCACCCTCGTCGATGCAGACGAGCGCGGGCTTGAACTCCTCAATAGCTTCGATGACGTGACCGACAACTTCCATCGTGTCTGCGCCCCGGTGACGGCGCAACTCCACAATGTCCCGCCCGCGCCGGATGGCGATGACGGTAGCGTCTGCCCCGAAGCGGGCCGGATCAACGCCGATAGTAATCGGCGCCGTCTCGTCCTTGTACTTAGGGCGGCGCATGGCGTCATCGACGAGGCTGGATGCGATGAACTGGTCGTCGCCTTCGCTTGGAAACTGGCCGTAGACCTCGACATGGGCTTGGTAGCTGTCGGGGCCGTATTCTTCTATGATGCGCTGGTAGATGTTCTTGTCGGTGCCTTCCACGTCGCGAGCGTCCACGTTGCGCTGGTTCCAGAAGGCGCGCTTGTTGTGGAACGTCTCGTAGAAGTAGCCCTTGTTGCGCCGAGGGTTGGAGAACGCCAGATGAAAGCGGTTCGGCGTGTTCTCCGTGAAGAACCCGTCGCTCACCGCCCAAATGCTGTCAGGGATACCGCTGGCCTCGTCGAAGATCAGCATGACGCCATCCTCGTTGTGCAGCCCTGCGTAGGCGTCCGGGTTTTCTTCAGACCACAGCCGCCCTTCTGCCGCCCAGTAGCGTGTGCCTTTCTTCAGGTCGCGTTCGACCAACTCGGTTAGCCACTTGGCGGGCTTGATCTGGGTGGCGGCAATCTCGAACCAGTGGCTGTTGATCGACATCGCCAGCCACTTGGTAATCTCTGCCCACGTCACCTTCTGAAGCTGCGCCTCGGAGTTGGCCGACACGATGACAGACCCACCGATGCGGGTTGATAGCATCCACGCCACCAGCCAACTGACGAGTGCAGACTTGCCGATGCCGCGCCCAGACGCCACGGTTTGCCGCAGCGTGTCAAAGTCAACCTTGCCCTTGTTCTGCTGGATATGGTCGCGGATGTCACCTAGCAACTCCCGCTGCCATTTGCGCGGGCCTGTGTGGTTTGCCAGCGGCGTCCCCGCCTCGCCCCATGGGAAGGCCAGATAGACGAACGCCAGCGGGTCATCCTTAATGGCGGGCGACCACAGCCGCGACATCAACTCCATCTCGTCCGCAGCTTTGTAGATCGGCTGCTGCATCAGATTACCTTTCGACGTTTGAATGTCAGAAAGTCTGCCGCTTCTTCTATATTGTCAAACGCCTGCACCAGCGACTGCTGGCCGTTGCGCGGCGTGATGATCGTCGCCACCGATTGCCCGTCGCGCTGCTCGGTAAACTGCCCCTTGAGCGCGTAGTCGTCGCTATCCTTGTAGCCGCGCGCACGGATGAGGCAGGCGCGTTTGCCACCCGGCAACTCAATGCTACCCGTGGCGAACGTATGGATGTGGAACGCCGCGTAGATGTCGGCAGGCTCGTCCATCATCGCCGCGCGTTTCAGCCCGTGCAACTCGTTGTAGATCGAACTGCCCTTGAAGTTATGCCGCGCCCACGCCGTGGTGACGCCGCCGCAGGGCGACACAATCCGCATCTTGGCGTCCCAATCGCGCATCAACACGCGGTTCGTGTTCATGCCCTCGAATATCCGCTTGCCGTGGTTCCATGTGTCGTGGTTTCCCAACAGCCAGATCAGCCAGTTGACACCCAAATCTTTCAGTGCCCACTCGACCAGTTCCCAGCCTTCGGAGACAGTAGCCGAATGCTCGCCGTAGAGGCGCTCCAGCTTGCCGACCCAGTTGTTGATGCTGTCGCCGCCGTTCGCGCCGTACATGCCCTCGGTCACGGCGCAGATGCGGGCGTGACGCTCGAAGCCAACCAGATCGCAGTACGGGTCGTCAAGATGCGGATCGCCGAACCAACAGATACCGTAAGGTCCAGCAATCGGCACCCGGATCGTCTGCCACGCCTGCGCCCGGTCGTGGGCGATACGCAGGCCGTTGCGTAGCTTCATCGTTGCCAGACGCTCTAGGAACGGCAAGTCTGACGGCGGCAACTCGTCAATGACAAGTTCTCCGGTCGCCAAACTCTGCATATCTGCGGCCTTGAGCGTATCCTGCAATGCGCTGCGTGATAGCCCGAGTGCCGCTGCGGTTGCGGTCTGATTGCGACCGTGTGCCTCAAATGCGTTGAGGCGACGTGCTACTTCTTCGGCGCTAACAGGTATCAAATTATTTTTCCTCTAGCCGTGTCGCCTCGGCTACATACTCTACTTGTTCGACGGGGGGAAGGTGTGTGTAAGTTCCTTCAATGACGCGCATCTGCGCCTTCTCCAACGCGCCCGTGATGCTGATCTGCTGGTCGATGTTCACGTCAATCTGCTGCTTGGCGACCCACCCATGCTGATGCTTGAGAATGTCCAGCGCGGCCTTGGCATCGCCTGCGGCTGCTGCGGCGTACAGCGTCTTGGCGGCGTTGATCTCGCCGTCAGCGCGGCCCTTCATCTCAGCCATCTCCGCCAGCGGGTCGGCTTCCTGCAAGCGCCGAAACTGTATGGGTGTCAGCCCAGACGCCATCGCCAAACTGTCGCCCTTCAGGCCATACAGCGCGGCATTATATATAGCCTCCAACCGCGCCTCAGTTGCCTGTTGGCGCTCGGGTGTGAACGGCAGAGAGTAAAAGGACATAGGCGATAGCCTAGTTTCTGTTTTGCTGTTGGTCAACTATTGTTTGGCAATAAGCTAAAAAAATAAAAATTGTCTGCGGACGGTCTGTCACAGTCAGTGCGGTCGGTCGGCCCCCCTCCCCCCCTCTCAGGAAAAATGCGTTTCGCTTGGCGCCGACGCCGGGGCGCTTCGCGTGGCGCTTATTGCTAACGGTTCTCATTAGCAGAGGAAAAACGCCAGCCAGCTTGTTGCTAATGGTTCGCAATAAGGCTGCATCGTGCTGTTTTGCTTATTGCTATTGCGAGTGCTATCGCAATAGCAAACTTGATAATGCTTGTCAATAGCGTTCGATTGCGCGCGCCAGTCTGAATATGAACGGTTGTTCATAATTGGGTCATCCACGATAGAAAAGCATGACCCAACTTTTTCGCTTATGTTATCAATGGTTTAAGGCCAAAAAAGGCCCAAATAGGCAATTGTCATGCGAAAACACAAACGCACCACGCCGCTATGTACAGCGTCCCCGTCGCGGTAGCGTATTACCCATATACTACACATATATATTTTCATCTCTTCAAAACACAATATTCCAATATATGACCCAAGAATAACGCTAACGCGTTGATAACAGGCAACAAAAGTTGGGTCATCGCATTCAGCCCCATGACAAACCCTATAGCTAACCCGTTGATAACAGGAAACAAAAGTTGGGTCATCCCCGCCGCGTAAACTACCCAAAAACATCTATTTTGACCCTCCAACATTACAAGTTGGTAATTAAGGGTTATATTGCTTGACCCTCAAAAGCGACCCTCATAAGATTGGCGAACGGAAACAAAAGGAGACGACGACATGACCACCTACAATGCCGAGGCGGTCTCCGCCGATCCGCGCGGCCCAGTCCGCAGAATTCAGGCGGTTGATTTGTCTCGCCGCGCAGTTCGCGGCGACGGTTGGACCTACCTGACGATGGAACCTTGCGGTCATGTCGGGGCATTCGTGTCACACCACCATTACAACGTCGGCGACGACCAGCATTGTTTCGCCTGCCGCGCCACCGCCTGAACAATCCAATCAAAGGAACAATCCAATGACCGCATCACATAGCATGCTGCACTATCTAGTTACCGGCGATAAGCTATGGAATGGCGTTATCGTTACCGCGCCACTAGCTGCCGCATATAATCGTCTGACAGACAAAATTGCATCATATGACAGCAAGGGGCGCAATGCGCCGGAAAACCTATTGAACGGTCGGCACAACTTGCTCAATGGTCATTATAACTGGTAGCACCAACCGCCTGAACAATCCAATCAAAGGAACAATACAATGACAGCCAAAACCATTTACGAAATCCACGACGCTGCATTCGCTCGCGTCTCCGCCTACGTCATCCTTGATACGACTGGCGCACTCGTCGCCACCGTGTCGATCAAATATCCGACGGACGGCGCGGGACGCCTTTACGCCTACGTCCACGTCATCGGCGCGCCTATGGTGCGCGGTAGCGCGTCCGGCGGCGGCTATGACAAGCGCAGCGCCGCTTGCGCCAGTGCCGCCAAGGCTAGCAAGGATTGGCCGGACGCCTTCCGCGCCGCCATGATGGCGAATGCTGGCGCGTCATGGGACCGCGCGGTCTCCGATGCGGGGTATATCGTCCATCAGGCCATCTAATTTCATAGGCCTTCAAAATAGTGCTTTACATGCTATTTTGAAGGCCCTAATAGTGGACTTGTCCAACCGCCCTCAAACATCTCCCCGCCCTTCAACGCCTGCTACCGGAACGCTCCTCTAATTACTACCGCCTCTTTAGCAAGGGCGGTAGTGTTAAGCCTCTCTCCTTCACACTCTCATAAGGTAAAATCAAATGACAACTAATGCACTCACAATCTCCGCTAATGTCCTTCGCGCTGCACTTGTTTGCGCATCGACGGACCCGCACCGCTACTACCTTCACGGCGTTTATGTGGACCCGCGCGGCTATCTCGTCTCGACCGACGGACACCGTATGTTTGTCGGCAAGATTGACGTTAGCAACGGGATCGGCTTTGAAGGCTGGATAATTCCGGCTGGCGTCGTCAAGCGCGCGTTGACCGGCCATAAGGCTGCAATGATCGACATTAGCCCGACACGTTGCGGTGACATTGGATGCGAGCCTGTAGACGGCACATTCCCAGATTGGACGCGCGTAGTCGCCCCTGCGGACGTGTCAAACGTCCCGGCGCAGTTTAACCCCGCATATATCGGCGATATGGGTAAGATTGCCGCCGCACTATCGGGTAGCAAATCCGCACCAGTCCACGTCCACTATAACGGCGACGGCCCTACGCCTATCACGTTCCCGTCGTATGAATACCTAGCTTTTGCTATCCTACTGCCTATCCGGCAGGCGCATAATTTGATGGATTGGGAAGCAACCCGCAGCGAAACTATGCCCGCCTGACAACCCCGCCTAGGGGCGGCAATGGTGCCGCCCCAACCCCTGAAAGGACATATCATGACCGACACACCCCAAGCACTTGCCACCGCCGCCCTAGATGCCGCGCTGCTAGCCGCCGCCGCCGCCGCCGCACTATATGACGCCGCGCGGGAGACGCTAACAGACTTGCAGATTGCCGAAGAACTTGCAGAAACCGCAGCACACGAAGCTAAAAATGTTTACGATGCCGCGTGTGAGTTAGTGATCGCCGCCCGCTCCGTTGCAGGGTTTGAAGCATGAACATTAGCATTAGCAATATAAACGATATCTTTGCCGCAGAGGAAGCCCGGCTTCTCGCCGAGCAGCAGGAAGATATAGCTAGGGAAGATGCTAATTGGAACGCATTATCTCCAGGGGATAAGGCCTTGTATTTGGCCGACCTAGAGTCGCGCCATTCAGATTGCATCGACGACGACGACGACGACGACGACGACGACGACGACATCATTCAGGAGCAAGAAGCGTGAACATCGCCCAAGGCGTCATCATGGCGCTATGTCTCGTCATCATCGTCATTGCGATGAACGTATTGGAGTACATCCTATGAGCGCATCCGAAGCCTCCGCGCGGCTGGCGTGGGCGAGAGCCGCCGTGTCAACAACGCGCGAAATCGCCAACGACCGCCGCGACCAGTTTGAGGCGCTCGCGACCCTAGTTGACGACGACACAGATTGCCCCGCGTTTATCGTGGCCTCGTGCGACGCCGCGCTGGCACTCCTCAACCGCGCGGATGCGAGAGCGCAAGAGGCGTGGCTCGAACTTCGCGCGGCAAAAGCAGACTACGCAGCATTGGAGCCAAAGCCATGACCGATACACCAGTTAACCGCCGCGCTGATGCCAAAAACGCTGCCTCAGATGATTACGCCGCTGCCGCCCGCGCCTACCACGCCGCCATTGCCGCCGCTGACGCTACCTACGCCGCTGAGTACGCCGCTACCTACGCCGCCTCGTGTATACGATTTTCCCGCGAAGCATTGGAGCCAAAGCCATGACCATTGACGATACACTTTTGCCGTGTCCATTTTGTGGGGGTGCGGCGCGATGCGGGGAATACTCGCCAAGCTGGGATACCACGATGCAGATCGTGAGCTGCGGCACATGCGAAATGTCCGTCGACAGGAGGTTTCGTAGCGAGGCCCTCGCCGCGTGGAACCGCCGCACCCCAGACCCCGAAGCCGCCCACATCGAGGCCGAGCGCGACGCAGCGATTGCGCGGATCGAGGCATACAAGACGATGCTGGTACAAGCGGAAAGAGACGTTCTCGACAATAAGGTACGCACGACTGCGGCGATTGTAGCGTGGATGCGCGGCATCGCACTATCGCGGACGATGAGGGTCGCTGCTAACCGAATCGAAGCAGGCGAACATTTGAAGGGACCAAAGCTATGAACGCGCGGCTAGACCTAGACCCTATGGCATCACGGCACGACCCGCCATTGACGCCCCTAGGGCGCCCTAATGGGCAGAACCGCAGCCGCAAGCGGCATTTTGGATACAAGACAGGAGTAGCATTGATGGCAATCGTATTAGGCTTTTTGATCGGCCTTATTATCGTGATGTTGACAGCATGACCGACAGCACACCCATAAACCCGCTTAGTGGACGAGATCGCACTCAATATGGCACATCAGCCACGGATCATGGACTACACGCCGGACCCGCTTTACAAGACAGCCGCCCTGCCTCGCATCCTGACATTGCGACGACTGCAAACCCGAGCAGCTATGACCCCGCGCGAGCAAAAAGAACTGAAAAGGCTAGAGGCTACGCAACGGGACACGGAGTACGACTGGCATCGACGCCAGCGGCAGGCGCAGGCAGCAAGAGAGCGCAAGCAGAAGCAGCAAAGCGACTTGATAGACGTATCGCCCGCGCCAATCGAACCGCGTCTGTAGAAGCCTACGAGCGGGGCGACGACTCGATTGATACGCTGGCAGCAAAGCATGGCCTGACACATCGCAAGTTTCTGGTATGGGTCTATGACGAGCGCAGGAGGCCACCTAAGCTGCATAAGGATGTCGAACCGCCAGAACCCAAGTTGCCACGCGTTCGCAACCCTGACGACGGCTTGTTGATCGGCGCAGGCGGTCACATGACCGACCCGGCGGTTCGCAAGGCGACGTTGCGGCTAGAGGAACGCATCACCGCGCTGCAATACCGCCAGAACATGCCGACCTTCACATATCGAAAGACACTACCATGATCAAAGAATGCCCTGAGTGTGGCTACACCAAGCCGCCCAAGCCCCGCACCCCGCGCGGACGCCCCACGACTTACGGACTTGAAGCTATGGCCCTATGGGATGAAGTGCTGCTACCGTTTGCGAACGCTTCTGACGTCAAGCGGATCAGGCGCAACCTGTCACAGTATGGTGTAAGACATAACCGTTTCTTCACTGGCAAGATTGATCACGCCAAGGGTCATATTGTCGTGACGCGAGCAGAATAACGCCACTTGCTAAACATTTTTTGACGGCCTATGTAGGTCAGACAGTAAAGGGGAATTCAATGAAACACAGTAACATTGTCGGCGGTTCGTCCGCTAAACGCGTGATGGAATGCCCCGGCAGCGTGGCCCTAGTGGCACGTATGCCGGAGCAACCGAGCAGCACCTACGCGGATGAAGGGACGTTGCTGCACGACGTGATAGCGGACGCCTTGAACGGCATAGATAGCCCGCTAGGCCGGACGCACGGCACGGCTATACTGACGCAGGAATTGATTGATGAGAAGATCACTCCCGCGCTAGACGCACTGGACGAGATCGACGCGCACAACCAGATGGAATACGCCATAGAAAGCGAGGTTTCGTTCGGCAAATATCTGCCCGACGTGTTCGGTTCAGCCGACTATCTGGGCCGCATGAGCGACAGAGCGATTGTGCTGGATTGGAAATTTGGCAGCGGCGTCATCGTCACCGCTGAGGAAAACGCCCAGTTGATGTTTTACGCCGCCGCCGCCATGCGGACACATGCAACGGCATGGGTGTTTGACGGCGCGACCGAGGTTGAGTTGGTCATCGTTCAGCCGCCAGAAGTGCGGCGTTGGGTGACAAGCATAGACCGCATCAAGGCGTTCGAACACGACCTGAAGGCAGCGGTCACGCTGTCAGCACGGCCTGACGCCCCGCTGAAGGCTGGCGCACACTGCAAGTGGTGCCGCGCCAAGTCTATCTGTCCTATCATGACCGGCGCGGTTGACCGCGTGGCTAAGGCCAAGCTGGACGCCCTGCCCGTCGATCAGATCGCGCACTATCTGGATCAGATACCTGTTGTCGAAGCGTTCCTGAAGGACTTGCAGCAATTGGCGCATACAATGATCGAAGGTGGCAAGACCATCCCCGGCTGGAAGCTGGTCAACAAGCGCGCAACGCGGCGTTGGCTGGATGAAGAACAAGCAGCCAAGTTTATAATGAATGCCGGTGTCGGCGCGTATGAACTCAAGATTAAATCGCCAGCAGCAGTTGAAAAAGAACTGAAAAAGGCGAAGATAGAATTGCCCGCTGACCTAGTAGTCGCGGTCTCAAGCGGTAGCACTCTGGCCCCGGCGGATGACCCCCGGCAAAGCGTGTTGCAAATCGGACAGGTGCTAATTTCGGCCCTGTCCAAAATCCAATAGTGGAGAAACTAAATGTCAAATCTTACTGTATTCGCAAGCGCCGGACTTCCTTCTGTCGCTTCGCTCTCGTCCGCACTCCGCGCTGTCGCCACCGACGTTGGCAGCACGGGCGCGTCGGGTATTATTCTCAAGATGGACAAGACGGGCCATTGGGTGTTCGGCGCTGACCAGACCGAGGTCGAGGACGGCAGCGTCTGGGCCGTCAATCCTTTCTCGTTCGTTCACGGCTATATCGCTTGGGGCGACGGCGAAGTGCTTGGCGAAGCCATGACCAGCGTATCGGAACCCCTGCCTGAGACGGGGCCAGCGCCTGCTGGTGCCAAGCGTGGCTGGGAAATGCAAGTCGGCATGACTGTTGTCTGCATCAAGGGCGAGGACGAGGGCCTTCAGGCGCGCTATTCGGCAACGTCCGTGGGCGGCAAGAAGGCCGTGTCGGCATTGGGCATTGCTATCGCTGAACAGGTAGACGCTACCCCCGGCAAGCCGGTACCGACCGTCGAACTGAAGAAAGAGCATTATCAGCACAAGTCCTACGGGCGCATCTTCACGCCTGTGTTCAGCATCGTCGGCTGGCAGGGCATGGGCAACGAAGCAGCCGCAGGCGTGGATGCTGAACTGCCGCTTGAGGATGCTAAAGAGCCTGCGCGCCGCAGCCGCCGCGCAGCCTAACTGAACGCGAACGCCGGGGCGGATACACGCCGCCCCGGCCAGTAGCAACGAAAGTAAAGTAAAATGACAATACTCTGGATAGATTTCGAGACGCGCAGCCGCTGCAACCTGTTGACGCACGGCGTTTACAACTACGCGATGGACGCCAGCACCGACGTGCTGTGCATGTCCTACGCCCTCGACGATGGCGACGTGCGGACGTGGCTACCTGAGCAGCCTTTCCCCGACGCCATCAAGAATTTCACCGGCCAGATCAGGGCGCACAACGCCGCGTTTGAGCGCCTGATTTTCTGGTATGTCTTGCAGATCGACTTCCCGCTGGAGCAGTTTTATTGCACCGCAGCACAAGCCCGCTCAAACTGCGCGCCGGGTAGCCTTGCCGACGTGGGCCGCTTCGTTGGCACCGGGATGCGGAAAGATCACCGTGGTAGCCAACTAATACGGGCGCTGTCTATCCCGCAAGCAGATGGCGAGTTTCGCACCGACACAAAGTTGATGCAGGAGATGGTTGACTATTGCGAGCAGGACGTTCGGGTTATGCGCGCGATCAGTCACGCGCAGCGCAACCTGAGCGCCGACGAGTTGACCTCCTATCACGTCAACGAGCGCATCAACGACCGTGGCGTGTTGCTGGATCGGCCATTGGCAGAAGCCGCTGTGCGCTACTCCGACATTGAGACGCGGGAGATACAGCAACAGGTGGTGATGCTGACACAAGGGCAAGTCACGTCCGTTCGCAGCGCCACCATGCGAACGTGGGTGCTGGATCGCGTTGGCCCCGAGGCGATGAAGCTGGCGACAGTTTACAAAGATGACGTTGCCAAGCTATCTATGGACAAGAGCGTTCGCGCCAACCTTCTGGCGCTATCTGAGGAAAACCCGGATGAAGTGTCGAGCGAAGTCGCGGAAGTCATACAGTGTGCGGACGACCTCTGGGCGTCATCAGTCGCCAAGTTCTCGCGCGCCGCTGCGCTTGCTGACACAGAAGATAACCGCGTTAGAGGCGCATTCGTCTATGCTGGAGGAAGTGCTACTGGTCGTTTTGCATCATTTGGACTTCAGGTTCACAATCTCCCCCGAAAGTGCGTCGCCGACCCGGCATTAGTGCAACATACAATGGTGTGCGGCAAGGCCATAGTCCCTACGTTCGGCAAGCGCGCCACTGATGTACTGAAAGGTATGCTGCGTCCGTCGTTGATAGCACCGGAAGGCAAGCGCCTAGTGGTATCTGACTGGGCAGCTATCGAAGCACGAGTGAACCCGTGGGCATCCAAAACTGACAGCGGCGTGGATAAGCTGGGCATCTTCGCGCGCGGCGAAGATGTGTACAAGCACAACGCGATGGCGACGTTTGGCGTTGGCTATGATGATGTTAACAACGAGCAGCGGCAAGTCGGCAAGGTTCAAGAACTTGCGCTAGGTTTCTCTGGTGGTGTCGGTGCCTTCGCCAGCATGGGGCGTATTTACGGCGTTAATGTTAGTGAACGCGAGGCGCAAAACATGGTCAACGTTTGGCGCGCATCAAACCGTTGGGCGGGCATATACTGGGACGCGCTGGAGCGCGCCTACATGGCAGCAATGCGTATGCCGGGGACAGAGTTTCACGCTGGGCGTGTCACCTATCTATTTGACAAGCAGCACTTATGGTATGCGTTGCCGTCTGGCCGCGTGTTGTGCTATCCTTTCGCTCGTTTCAATGAAAAGGGCGATATTACCTACGCTAAAGCCGCGTGGAAACCGGCAGCAGACGCAAAGGAATGGCCCCGCGCGCGTCTATGGCGTGGCCTAGCTTGTGAGAACATCACGCAGGCCATCGCCAACGATCTGTTGCGGCATTCTCTCGAACAAATGGAAATTGTTAACTTGCCTGTTGTTCTGCACTGTCACGATGAAATTGTCTTGGAAGTGCCGGAGCAGGACGCCAAAGCCGCCGCCGATACGCTTTTGCGTATCATGTGCCAACCCCCTGTATGGGCCACGGGACTTCCTTTGAACGCAGAGGTATTTACCATGTCCCGTTACGGCAAGAAGGAGCAATGCGATGATTGAGGATCGCATCAAGTTCGTAGACTATATAGCCAATCTGGCATCAGAGGATGGCGAGACAGCCTTGCTGTTGCGCCAGAAGCCAAAGACCGATGCAGATGGCAACCCGATGTATCATTCAGATGGGGTTCCGCAGGCAAGTTTTCCCGCGTTTCTTCCCGCCAACGCCAAGATCAAACCCGGCGAAGCATGGTACACCAACACAGGATCGTTCGTTGTCAGCCGCTTTGAAGACGGCAAGCCGTCAGCCAAGCGCGACAATGTAGACTATGTTCTGTTTATGATGCTGGATGACATTGGTACCAAGTCCAAGACGCCGCCGCTGGACCCTACATGGGTGATGGAAACGTCCGAAGGATCGTTTCAGTGGGGTTACGCATTCAGCAGCCAGCCGACCAAGGGCCAGTTCTGCGCCGCCATCAACGCCATCGCCAAGGCGGGCTACACCGACCCCGGCGCGACGAACCCCGTTCGCAATTGCCGCATTCCCGGATCAGTCAATCTCAAGCAGGGCCGCAACGCTTTCCAGTCGCGGCTTGTGTCGTTCAACCCTGAGCGTGAGTATACGCTGGAGGAAATCTGCGCGGCGCTGGATGTGGTTCCTGCTGAGGCCAACACCGCCGAGCATTACTCGATCAAAATCCGCGACACCGGGCAGGACAACGTGCTGACGTGGCTATCGAACAACGGCATGGTAATGACCACGGCCAACCCCGAAGGCTGGCACGGCATCGTCTGCCCTAACAGCGCGATGCACACCGACAGCAACATCGAAGCCCGCTACAAGCCGCTCGACCGCTCGTTCTGCTGCTATCACGGCCACTGCGCCGACTTCAAGAGCAGCGCATTTCTGGAGTGGGTGTCCGCAAATGGTGGGCCGACAGTATCACCGGGCCTGCGTGACGAACTAATCGCTGAACGCATGGCCCAGATGTATGAGAAGATCGCACCGACTACAGAATTTCCCGACGAGGCTGCAATCCGCGTTAAGGAAGTTGAGCGCAAGGAAGCTGGACGGCTGGAAAAGAACGATTGGTTCGCCCGCTACGCTTACGTCAAGAGCGACGATAGTTACTTCGACATGGAGACGCGGATGGAGGTGCCACGGCACGTCTTTAATGCGATCTATAGGCACGTTGACTGCAAGTCAGTCCACAACATCAAGCAGCGTGTGCCTGCGTCTATATTCTTCGACGAGCGCAGGCAGGAATTTGGTGCGCCCGCGCTGGAAGGCATCACCTTTGCCGCAGGCGATACCGCGTTGGTAACGCGTGACGGGCTAGTTTACGGCAACAAGTGGCTGGATAGCCGCCCGGATATACGCGGCGCAGTTAAGGTCAGGGACATGGATATTTTGCCGTGGATAGACCATTGCAAGCTGCTGGTGGCCGAGCCTGAGGAACTAGAGCATGTGTGGAATGTTATGGCGTTCAACGTTCAGCATCCAAATATAAAGGTCAATCATGCGGTGCTGCACGGCGGTGATGAAGGCTGCGGCAAGGATAGCATGTGGGCACCTTTTCTATGGGCTATCGGCGGCGCAAACCAACGCAACCGCACGATCATCGACACGGGCGGCATCAACAGCCAATGGGGTTACGGTTTGGAAACTGAAGTTTTGATCGTGAACGAGTTGCAGGAAGGTGCCATGCGAGAGCGCCGCGAGATGGCAAACAAGATGAAACCGATCATCGCCGCGCCGCCAGAGACGCTGCTGGTCAACCGCAAGGGCCTGCACCCCTACGAATTAGTGAACCGGCTTCAGGTGCTGGCGTTCACCAATTACACAATGCCGATCACGCTGCCGTCGCAAGATCGTCGTTGGTTCTGCCTGTGGAGCCAAGCGCCGATCATGCTGAAGGAAGATGCGGACCCGCTGTGGAATTGGTATAAGGCATTCGGGTATGAGAAGATTGCGGCGTGGCTGCATCAGCGCGACGTGTCACAGTTTAGCCCGACAGAAAAGCCACCTGTGACTGAGTGGAAGCTGAACATGATCGAACATGGCATGAGCGTTGCTGAAAGTTATCTTGTGGAGTTGATGAAGCGCCGCGTGGGGCCATTTGCCAAGGGCGTTGTGGGTGGGCCGTTCCATAAGCTGTGTGATACAGTCGCGCTGAACCACGTTCCATCAGGCACCAAGGTTCCGCAAGGCGCTATGCTTCATGCGCTTAAAGAAGCTGGTTGGATTGATTGTGGTCGCGTTGCTTCCGGGGACTACCCAACCAAAAAGCACATCTTTATCGACCCATCCATGCGTAAGACCAGCAAGTCTGACCTACGCCGCATGGTTGAGACAGCGGACACGCCAGCACCGCCGTCAATGAATATCCGTTAACCGATCCCCCCCTAGGTTAACGGCTATAATCCCCCGGTGGTCCTCAATCCGCCGGGGGATTTCTTTGTCTATCGACGCTTGCTAAAGTTTCTTTGACGAGGTAGATAATGGGTATGACCGAGAAAGAAATAGAGAAGCACTTTGTCCAGCGCGTTCGCGCGGCGGGCGGTGTCACTTATAAGTTCCGCAGCGTCACACAACGCGGTGTGGCCGACCGTATCGCCTGTATGCCAAACGGCAGGGCTTGGTTCGTCGAACTGAAGAAACCCGGTGGGCGGTTGTCGCCGCTGCAACAGATTTTTGCTGAAGAAATGCAACAAACGCGGCAGTCGTATATCTGTCTGTGGTCGAAAGAGGACATTGACGAATGGCTAAACAATCTTCGTCCGTAAGGACTGTAACGAACATGAAGGCGACCAAAGTCAGCAAGTCGAAGCTAACTGGCAGCAGCGATGATGATCTCGTATGGGTATGGGAAGGGACACATGCAGACCCTTTGATCTATGAAGCCCGCGCTATCGTGGACAACATCTGGCCCGACACGGCTACGCCAGATATTGTGAATGGTGTGTGGGACGACACGCCGATCATGCGCGCGGTGCTAATCGCACTACATGCCGGTGTGGCTATTGGTATGGGCGCGGAAGTTGCTACAGCTTAGGCCATATCAAGACGATGCGGCGGACTTCCTGTACGAGCGCGACAGGGCGATGATACTCGCCCAAGTTGGCGCGGGTAAGACCGCCATCGCGTTAACGGCCATGCAGGCTATGCTGAAGGACGGGCTAGTCAAGCGTTGGCTCGTCGTTGCGCCCAAGCGCGTCTGCACTGACGTGTGGCCGGAGGAAGCGCCGAAGTGGTCGAACCTTGTTCCGGCATTGGCAGTTGGCACCCCGGCGCAACGCAAGGCAGCGTTTGACAGCAACGCGACCGTCGTCGTCACCAACTACGATTGCCTCGACAAGCTGGACAGTCTGGCAGGGTTCGACGGCATCGTCTTTGACGAGTTGACGCGCCTGAAGAACCCCAGCGGCAAGCGGTTCAAGTCCATCGAAAAGCTGCTCGACAACGTGCGTGTAAGGTGGGGCTTGACAGGTTCGTTCACGTCGAACGGACTTGAGGATGTGTTCGGCCAGTGCAAGGTGATCGACCAGACGCTGCTAGGTCGCGCCAAGGGCGCGTTCATGCAGCAGTATTTCATCTGCATCAACCGCGACTTCGGCCAGTGGGTGCCAGCGACCGGCGCGCTGGAGCAAGTGATGTCGAAGATCAAACCGTCTACCTATGTGCTGGAGGCAGGCGAATACGCCGACAAGCTACCGCCGTGCAACGTCGTCGAACTGCGGTGCAAGCTAGATGACCCGCTGCCGTACAAGGTGATGAAGCGCGACTATGTGGTCAAGTTTGGCGACGAGCGTGTCATCGCGCAGAACGCCGCGTCGGTCACAACCAAGCTACAGCAGATGGCGTCTGGGTTCGTCTATGACCGCACAGGGCCAGTGCCGGTGCATTGGTTCAGCACCCACAAGTTTGACCGGCTGGACGAGTTGCTGGACGAGAACCAACACGCCAACACACTTATCTGGTATAGCTATCAGGAAGAACTGGCCGAGTTGAAGCGCCGCTATCCCGGCATTCAGACGGCGGATGATGATAGCGTTGTGGCGCGCTGGAACCGTGGCGAGATACCGCTGTTGGCGGCGCATCCCAAGTCGTTCGGTCACGGCATCAATCTGCAAGGCCAGCAGCACATGGTGTTTCTGTCGCTGCCGTGGTCGCTGGAACTGTACGAACAGGCTGTTGGGCGGCTGCACAGGGGTGGGCAGAAGCACTCGGTCTGGGTCTACGTGATGTTGACAGAGAACACTATCGACGAACGCATCTGGGCCGCGCTGCACGACAAGCGCGCGGTGTCCGAGATCGCGCTGGAGGAACTGCGCGATGACTAAGGTAGACTGGCGTTCGCTGGCGGCAACGCTGAACACCATGACGGAAGAACAGATCGAGCGCCTGCTACGCGACGAGGTGGCGGTTCACCGCCGCCCGGTGATCGCCAAGCGGCTGCACCAACGGTTTTCGATACTGCGGACGGCGCGAGAACGCGCGGAACTTATGGAAAGGGTATCTAATGGTCAACATTACTCACTGTGACGAGCACAATATATGGTTTGAGAGTTTCTGCTGGATTTGCTTTGAAGACACGCGCGCTCACCACGCCGCCACTAAGAGTAACAGCGACGAGTACAACAACAATGAATGTGATAGGCACAGGATACGGTTTGAGGATTTTTGCTGGGCTTGCAGGAAAGAAGATCAACGCAACATGCTCAATGCCACGGAAGATGATATGGACGCCGTTAACCCCGACCACTACAAAGTCGGCGGGATTGAAACAATTGACTATCTGGAGGCGAAGCTATCGCCAGAGGAGTTCGCCGGGTACTGTCGCGGCAATGTCCTGAAGTACGTCAGCCGCATAGGCCACAAAGACGCTGACGTTGTAGAGATCGGGAAAGCTATTTGGTATCTGGAGAAGTGGCGGGACAGTTTGAAAGTGTAAGGCAACGCTTTACATCTCACTTAGGCCAAGCCGCAGCCTGCGCCTCGTACCAGTCAATCAACGCATTAACTTGTGCAGCGTTTATGTCTGCGGCTTCGCTGGCGGCGATGGCAGTTTCGATATCCACAGTCCCGGCGCAGGGCGCTGCATCAGCGCCGCTGGCGGCACTGGAAAAGGTAACTGTTTCATCACTGCTGGCGATACCCGGATCGGCGCGACGTGTGGACCACAGCTTACGCAAATCAGCATAGCGACGAGCAAGATCGCTGTTCTTAGCAATAAGAGCATTTTCCGTATCCTTTGAGATACTATCAGAGGCATCACGCGCAGCAGCTATCGTTGCGTCTTGCTCCGCCGTAGCAAGCTGCTCAGCAGCCGCAAACGCAGCCCGATCTACTTCGCCTTGCGCGGTTGCGCCCTCCCTACGGGCTGACGTCACGGCGTGGCTGTGCCAGACGTAGAGCGCGGCGAGTAGCGCGGCGGCTGCGATTGCGGGCCATAGACGTCGCAACAAGAGCATTGCGGTCACTTAGCCTGCTCCGGCACCAGAACCATTATCACCCCGATGACAGCCACTACATAAGACCATGGCGACGACAATACGGATGCCGCAACGGTGCCCGCACTGATTCCAGCCCACGTCGAGCGTTCGCCGAGCCGCGCGCGAAGATAGGCTATCATGCGCGAACCCCCGTCTTCATTTGCGCTGCCAACAGCGTGGCGCGGTCCTTAACCTGACTGGCCCATTTGCTCGCCAGCAAACGCTTTGCCGCGCTCTCGAACTGTCCCTCTTTTATATCGGCCAACGAGTTCTTGAACCCAAGCAGGCCCTTAATTCCGAGGTTAAATGCCATGTTGACCAATACATCTTGCCGCGCGTCGTTGAGCGACCGCCACCAAGGTAGCCGCTTGTCGAGACTGGCGATCACGTCCGCGATGTCGCTCGCCAACACGCGGTCAATCTCGTCGTCGGTCCAGACTGTGCCTGCCGGAACGCGCGCATGGCCGACACCAACAGTCCAGATGCCGACTGTATCGCGATAAGCAGTACGACGACGACCCTCGTCGCGCTCAATATCAGCGGCGAGGTGCGGCGTCATTAGTGTATCTTCATGACGATATTGACCAGCAGCAGGATGATAGCGCCCGCAACTGCAAGGCCAACATTCTCTAGCCGTTTCAGGCGGGCGCATAATCCTTCGTATCGAACAGCACAAACTTGCTCATGGGTTTCAAGTTTAGCTTCGGTGTGTTCAATACTCATTTAAGATACGCCCCATGAAAAATACACGCTAATCATTGAATTGTGAAAAGTCAAATTGGTTAGTAACCGGCATCGTTATTCTGCTGCGGAGGAGTGTTTAGCATGTTGAAACTATTGACGCCGACGCTTGTTTTCCCGCTATTAAATATGTTAGGGGCCATTCTGCGCCCTAGCTGATACCGATCAGCTAGAGGAATAAGCGATAGCAATTCTTCTGCGCTCTTACCGCTGCTAAGTCCTTCGGCAAGGGCTTGTTGCGTTTGTTTGTTAAGCATACCGCTATTCATCAAGTCTCCAAGGTGCATAGCAAGACCCGCAAGCGGGCCTACCGTGTAGCCAGTAAGTAACTTTGCTGGCGTTTTAAGCGCGCTCCCTATCGAGAAGGCATCAGTTGGTGAAGGTGGATTGCTCAACAATGATTTGGCTGCGTAGCCTCCTTGTTCAGCTTGGGTAGCCATAGTGTTACGCACGTTAACGCCTTCGGCGACTTCTTGTAGCCCCGGCAAACGTGACGGGCCAACACCACCTTGTGGCCCCAGCATCGCGTTTACATCAAAGTTTTCCTTGCCCCCACGGGGAAAGGCATTGCTCACGATACTTGTATCCCCTCCAGCTTTGCTCCCCATAACGTCGGCAAATTTGGTCGGGCCTTGCGCGCCAGAACCATATATATCGGACAATTCTCCCGCAAATCTCTGTCGCCCTATCTCTGCTTGGGCTGCACCATATCCAGTCTTGGCTGCTGAATATCCTGTGCCACCCGCGCTTTCTATCGCGCCCGCAATGTCTGGCTGTATGCTGGAGAGCAGCACACCAGTTTGTTTTGCCAACCCGGTAGCATTAGTGCTTTGAAATATCTTTTGCGCTTCTACCCCACCTTCCCGATAGATAGCATCAAGATCGCCCGCGCGCGCGACTGGGCCTAGAGTTTCAATGTCCTTTGCTACTGCGAGCATAGCTTGCCGCTGAGTCGGCGTAATACCTTCTGCCATAGCTTTAGATTGAATGTTGGATATAATGGGCGCGGTTTCTAACGTGCCCGCATTAGCACCTTGTCGTGCGGCTTCATACGCAGGTTCGTAAGCCCCACTAGCCTGCTTTTGCCTTAACAACAGCGCATGTTCAGCTTCACCAGCAGTATTTCCGCCGCGCGCGGCATTTAGCACTGCCTGATCTTTTGCAGTCTGTGCCGTTGCCATGGGTGCGTAGATATCCTGACCCGCGCCTTCAGCCGCTGTCTTTTGGAGTGCTTGAACCGTCGGTTCACTCTTACCGGCGCGGACAAGACCTTCGCCAAAAGTCATTCCTTCTGGCATTTTGGCTGCTATGTCTTTGGCGTCTTGTACTGACATGCCTAAAGCAGAACGGAAAACCGCCGCCGCGCGCTGCGCGCCCAACTGCCCTACCATGCGTGTATAAAGTGGTAGCACCACCTTATCCATTGCGGTGCGGAAAACCATAGACCCCGCCGTAGGCATTACAGCGCCAATGAACGCGCCGGTTGCAGGGTCTTCGCCTGTAGCAACGCTTGTTCCCGCGCCAACAGTCGCACCCGCAGCGCCTCGAACACCTAGATCAACAGCCCGCGCGCTCAATGTGGGCGCGGCTTCACCTGCTGCGATGGCCGCGCGGGTGGGCAAAATCCCTGTCTTAAAGCCGCCAGATGCTAGCGCGTCAGCGGCTATTGCGCCCGCCCGAGTACCGCCTACCGCAGTACGAATCGCACCACCAGTCAATCCAGCAAGCGGCGCGGTAGCAAAAATTTGACCGCCAACTTTACCCGTAGCAAAATAGTTAGGGTGCGCCTCTTTGTATGGCGCATTAGTATCCTGATTATTTTGCGCGCCAGCAGTAATAATAGATTTGAAGTTGGGTAGCGAACTGAGATTGTTAGATATTTTAATTGCTTCGGCAGGGCTATACCCACTAATATGTTCCGCCGCCCAACGAACCGCTGAAGCGGGGGTAATCCCAAACCTATCTACCAGCATAGCGGCACCCTTTACCAGAGTGTTTGATACGCTGCCAACACCACTAGCTAACCCCGCTCCAAAACTGCTTACTGCGCCCGGTTCGTTTCCTGATGGTGCTCCCGCAATTGTAGGTGCGGAACCTGCACCGGGATGCTGACGCATCACTTCAGCTTGTATATCCTTATCCGATGCATTCGCGGGGCCAGTAACAGAATAGGTTCTGCCGTCTGGCGCTTTAAGGGTATAAGTCGGCATAATTAATCCCCTGACCGCGTGGCTTTGCCCCAACCCGCAGATGGCGCGCCGCCGCCCGAAGTTGTAGGATAGTTATTACGCAAATTAATGCCTTTATCTTGCGCCGCGCTTTCAAGTGCCGCTTGCATAGTTTCACGCGACGGATTCGCACCTCCGCCGAGACTGCGAAGGTGGATTAGTTGCGCGCCAAGCGCCCTATCAGTAGATGCTGTTCCCGGAAGTCTACCCGCAATCATGGCAGCTGATATATGCTTATCAATCTGATCCCACATAGATTTATGTTCTATGCCGTTTGGCATCCAAGTATGTACGCCGTACTCGTGAGTCGCGGGATTGCCAGTACCGTGAACAAGTTCTTGAGTGCGATTAGCAATGTAACTATTTTTGTCGGAAGTCATAAAACTAGAATTGGAGGGATTAGTCACAAGATTATATGCTTGTTGCAATTCGTGAGCCAGTTCAGCTTTCTTTTTTGGTGGCAATTCGCCAACTTCTGTAGTAGCCTTTCCTGTTCCGGGGACAGTTTTACCTAATTGAAACGGTCCAGCACCGCCCGTAGCTGCGGGAGCCGCGCCACCAGCACGTTGCCCCGTCTCAAACTCACGCATAGCTTTAGCGACCGCAGGGACTTGCGCCGCTGAAATTGGGCTGGCAGGGTCTATGCCCGTCTGCTGTGCGATATACTGCTTGTAGTTGGCTACGCTGGCGGGGCTATTCTCTGCTCCGGGAGGGGCGTAGCGGTTGACAATCTTGTCAATCGTATTGATGCCCTTGTTGATGTAATTGCCCGTCAGCAAACTTTCCTGCGCGCTAACGCCCTGCGCGGGAGTATTGAATGTAGCAAAGCCGCCCGAAGCGCCAGTATAACCGGGCTGCGCGCGCGCGAACGGGCCGTCTTTCAACGCGCCGGGGTTAGTAGCCAACGCAGACGCACCACCACCACCACGTTCGCCGCCGACAAGGTTAGCCGCAGACGCGCCCCCACTGCCCGCAAGCGGAAGATATTTTGGCGCGGTTATAGCACTATCGTTTGGACCCTTTAGATAAGTGACTTCGCTCGCGTTGGCGGGAGATAGCGTCTTGGCCGCAGTCGATCCGGGAACTACCTGTCCTCCGCCGCCACTACCGGCAAGGTCCGGCGAGGCAAACAAGCGTGTCGTTGCCCCGAGGTCTTGCTCCACAAAATGCTGTTTTAATCTATCCGCAGCGGATAGTGTTTTCGACAGTGTGGTGTCCTGCCAAGGCTTATATTGCGCGGGGTCTGACGGTAGAGTAGAAACCACTTCCGCTAGACCACGCTGAAACATATCTCCTTGGAACCTAGGGTCTGCTCCAATGGCTTCTAATTTTGCCCGCGCAGATGCAATGTCTGGTGACTTTGAAGCTGTATCATACACATAATTCATGTAGCCCAGCGTGTTCTTCATCTCAGCATCGCTTAGGGCAGGCTTCGCCAACGCCGCCGCGCGCCCTTCCTGTGCTGCCTGAATACCCATAGTCTGTTGCGCCTGCTGCGCCATACGTTCAGCCGCCGTTCGCTGCGCCATCATGTTCATAATCTGCATGTTCTGCGCGAACGAATTGCCGCCGCCAGATGAAACCGGAACGCGGGCTTGAAGGGCGATAGATTGATTTACCATGATACGAAGCCTTCTAAATTACCCGCCGCTATACGCATATGGCGCAAAGGTTGTCCCCGCACCGCTGAGTGGGGCTAGCCCACCAAGGGTTTGATCGCCGCCGAGATAGCCCGTTCCGCTGCCTAGCATGGTAGACGTTGGCACATAACCGCCTATACCACCAAGATAACTACTCAACATCTTATTTGACCCATAAGTCTGAGCAGCGTTACCAACACCACTCAACGCACCACTCAACGCGTTCGCGGAACCAACGTAGCCAGACGCGCGGGCTTGCCCTGCGTTGTAGGCGTTCGTGGCTGAGTTCTGGCCCTGCTGCTGCGACGCGCTCGTCAACATGTTCGTCGCAGTTTGGCCTGCACCCATCAGCGATTGCAGCGGGTTCAACTGGTTAGACCGATTGGTCTGGTAGCGGTTGAACGCATTGCCGTATTCTTGGCTCGCCAAGTCCTGCCCGAAGCGTTGAATGCCCTTCAGCGCACCGCCAGACAGCAAGCCACCCCGCGCTGACGCGGAGCGATCCAGCGCCTTCAATCCTTCAGATTGGCGAAAGGCATAGCCGGGGTCTTCCGTGAAGTCCGACATGGAGAAGTCTTTGGCGTATTTGCCGAAGTCAGCAGGCTGTGCGCCGCCCTGCGCCGTGGGCAGGGGGTTTGCAGCCATGTAGGCGTTAACGTCGCTGACGACTTGGCCTTGCTTGTCAAGATATACAGGTTGGCCTCCGCCACCACCGAAGTCACCGCCGCTAGGAATGTTAAGCTGCGTCAAGCCGTAGTCAGCAGGGTTTGTTGACGTGCCGCCATAGCCACCACCACCCCCGCTAGGCGCGTTCAAGCCCAACAGGTTCATGATGCGGCCCTGCGCCGTAAGCCCCGCCTGACGAAACGGCTCTTGCAGTGCAACCTGATTTTGATACTGCTTATCTTGCGCCGCCGCCGCTTCACGCGATGCTTGTAGTTGCGTATTGGCCGCGCTCTTAGCGCCGCCTGCGACGATCAATCCACCACCGATTGCGGCCACGCCGCCAACTATTGCCGCTACAACTGCGCCCATGTTACTTGGCTCCCATCGACAGCGTTAATGCTTGTCTGTAATCTATGGTTATTTCATCACCTACAATACCACCTTTGCAGCCAGAAAGCACCTGTGTTGAAAACAGATATATGTCGTCTTTGTCGTCCTTGAACATGACGGCGTTCGGCCTGCATGAGTGATTGGTAAAGCGTCCTGCTGGCGTCCGTTTGCCATTGATGCGGGCGGGCGCAATCAGTTCATGCGCCGCGATGTCGCCACTGGCAAAGACGCCCCTGCCGTGGATGCGCGAGGGGCCTATCTGCATCTTGTAGCTTCCAAGCGGCATAGGTATCTGGTCGTCCAGATGCTCTGACAGCGCCGTGACGATCTCAGGGGCAAACCCAAATTCTTCTATAGCTTTTGCAAAATCTTCGTGGTCTGCCGAGTGATCGTAAGCTATCAGAAGTGTACGCGCTTGTTGAGCATCTTGTGATGCTACGGTCTTGTCAAGCAGCCGCGTTTCCAGCGCATCTACGTCCGTCTCGTTTGCTGCATAGACGTTCTGCCAGCGAACAGTCTCGTGGATATACGCGATCTTGCGCCCTGCTGGCGCGATAAATGTCTGCGGGGCAACCAACTCAGTATAAGTTCCATCTGAATTTATGAGCGTAAGACGGCCTTCGGCCATTATGTTGATGTGCGGAAATTTCTGGTGATGCCCGATGACGCAAGCACCAGCAGGCATGACCACTTCACGGATATACACGCCGGGGCCGAAGTGATGGGTAAGGGGGCAATCAACCTGTTCCTCACGCAGAAAGGCGATCTCCAGCTTTCCGACATCTTCTTCGGTAAACGTCTTGCCTACAACTGGCGACATATCAACGGTCAGCATCAGCTTACCAGACGGCCTGACGCGCGGATGTTGATAGACGCAGCCGTGCCTGCGATGGTGGAGATGAAGCCGTTGTTCGGCAGCACCTGTCCTACCAGTTCGGGAAACGTGTACGTTTCAGCCGCCTGAAGCGTCTTGGTCTTGACAATCAAGTTGTCGTTGCCCGCAGAGCCAGCAGAAGCCACAAGGTTGACGCTGATCGTCGCGGGCGATGCCGAATAGTTCGTAGCCGTGAACTTGTCGATGATCGTCTGCACACCTGTCGAGGTGTACTGCGTGAACTGCGTAGCCTCGGCGATCTTGGCCGGAATGATGTTGCTGATATATACGGCCATGCTCTATCCTTATACCGACGTAACTGTTTGCCAAGCCGCGCCGCTGTAGACGCACAACTTAGCCAATGTCGTATCAAATACCATTAATCCCGCAGCAGGACCAGAGATGGCGTTCTTCTGCGTCGTCGTCATGTTGGGCATACGAACGCCCTTGGTCGTAGACTGCACATCAAGAAGCGCCGATGCGTTGGCAGTGGTTCCAATCCCCACGTTTCCTGACGAGCCAATACGTATGGTTTCAACGCCGCTATTGCTAATGGCGATGTTGCCTGTGGCGGGCGACCATATCCCCGTGTTGGTGTTGCCCGTAAATGTATACGCGGGCGTTCCCACAGCGCCCAAGCCGGTAGCGATGCTGGTTGCGCTAGCAACACCTAGAATTGGTGTGACGAGAGTTGGCGTGTTCGATAAGACTACCGCAACCGTGCCGGTTGAGGTCGTAACGCCCGTACCGCCGTTGGTGACGTTAAGTGTGCCACCTAGCGTGAATGTGCCGCTAGTCGTTATCGGCGAGCCAGTGAAAGTAAGACCTGTAGTGCCGCCTGACGCGCCAACCGACGTGACGGTCCCAAACAACGAAGGCGGAGCAACCAATATGTCATTTTGAAACGTATAGAATTGGCTTGCAAGCGCTGCCGTGCGCGAAAGGCTATCTGGTGCGCTGTTAACTTCCTGAGCCAGATCGGTCAACATAGCATCATAGGATGCTATCAGGGAGTTAGCATCAACTAGCAGAGATGCTTCTTGCTGAGTAACTTCCGCAGAGTTTCGAAGCGACAAAAAGAACCGATACCACTCGCGGCTAATCGCGCCCGACCGCTCGTCGATGAACGCGACGCGCGGCGGAGTTATCTGCGTAGGGTTGATAGTTGGCCCAGCCATCAGGCGCGGGTTCCGCTAAGAAGAAGTTCAGCACCCATGATATACACGCGCACGGGGTCAGAACCAGATACCTCGTAAACGCGGTCACGGATTTTCATGGTTGCGCCAAGCCGACGCCAGATCGTGCGCTTCCCATATTGGCCTATTGTCCCCATCGACTTCCAATGCTCATTCGACCAAGTGTGCCCGCCATCATCTGACCAGCGCAGCATGACTTCCGAATTGCTGCCTTGCCCCGTGTTCAGACCAACGCCGGTTTCGCAATCAAGCTGCATAGAGTGTTGGATCGTGCGTGTGAGCGTGTTAGCGCCCGTTGGTAGCGCCCGCCACGAACGCAGCCACTTCTGCGGCTGACCGTTGTCGGCGTAAACGTCCAGATCAAACGTGTAAAGATTGCCGTTCTCGTAGTCGCCCACAACGATGTTGCTCTGAAAGTTGCACATGTTGTTGGCACGATGGCGGTTGAACACGCCATTAGCGAACGCCGCCCGCTCATGCCAAGCGCCGGTAGCCACGTCAAACACCCACGTCGTGTTGGCGCTAGGAAAGTTCAAAACGTAGAAGCTATGGCCGTCCTGCTGGTAGGTGTAGCCGGTAGCGTCTGATGTATTGGCATACTGCTGTATCTGCCACTCAATAGCGTGGGTTGAGATACGCTGACCGATATACCCCGACGCACGGTAAACCATACCTTGTCCGCGCGCGTCTTGGCCCAGCCAGTAAATCTGGTTGTCCATCTTGGTGACCGAATAGGGCGAAGCGCAGCCGAGTTCGTTGAACGCGCCTTGGATGCGGTCTAGCGGAAAATCTAGGTTGCCCGAATTATACCAAACTTCGGTTGTGTTTGTCCCAAATACCCACAATTCGCGGTGATCGGCAAACACCGACACGACGCCATCAGGTGAACCTTCGGCGCTGGCAAACTCTAGCGGGTCGATGCTGGTGCCGTCCAATAGAGTGGTCACCCAAATTTTCTGAGTGTCTGGCTCGTTGAACACAAAGTATCCATCCAGATACGCCACAGTAACAGCGCCGGGGAAGTCTGGGTCTGTGATAGGGCCAAATGCGCCAGTGTCTGCATTATAAATGAAACCGCTGGGATTGCAGGCAATGAAAATCTGTATGCCGTTATCGGCGATAGATACCGGGCCTGTGCCGTTGATCACGCCGAGAAGTTGCGGCGTTGCGGTCAGGCTTTCCAGCTTGTAAAACTCATTGCCTGACGCAACGTAGAACGCGGTGCCTGTGCTTTGCCGCACCCATAGCCCACGAATGGGGCCGGTGCCGACAGACTGCAAGAAACTAAGCCCCGGCGCGCGCTGAAGGAACGCGGGTTCCTTACCACCTTCGGGGACAATCTCAGGGAACAGATTGACCATACGGTTGTCGGCAGCGTTGACGCTGCGCGCGACATACGCACTGCCTAATATTGGACTTTTCATGACGCTTTCACCTTCGGCACAGCGCGTCGCGGCATTAGAAGTTACCGGCGTAGATGTTATACCGCTGGCGGGTTGCGATGAGGCTATACGGCATGGACATGATGTCGTCAGGATTGTTGATGCGCTTCAGATCGCGCTTGCTTGCCATAGCTATACGCATGACTTGCGGCGACGGTTCCACACCAAATTCAGGGGCCATTTCGCAAGCCAGACAATAGCGGAAAGCCCGCAGATAGCCGAGGGGAAACGACAAGACTGTAGCTAGCGTGGCTGGCTGCGTCAGTTCATCAACCGAAATGAAGTGCCACTCAAGGTCGCGCAGGGGGCGCGGATAGACATACATTTCGATGTTGGGGTAGTTCATGTTCAGCCAGATGACTTGCGGAAACGTAGACGTGACCGTCTTGACCGCGATGCCGTCATACTGCTGCTGATTGATGATCTTGATGCCGTAGCTGACGCCCGTGCCGGGGTCTTTGAAATAGGTGCTGTCATCCAGCAAGACTGGGCGGTTGCCGATGAAGTCGCCGGAAGGGCCAAGGGTGCGGCTGATAAGGCCCGACGGCCATGTGAACACCTGATCTTGCGTGGAGAACACCGCGAGACGTTCGGTACTCCAGCTATCGAGCATCTGGTTCATGGCGTTGAGTGCGTCCTGCGACGTTTCCGCCGAGGGAACTTCGCCTTCGGCCAGCACACCTAAAAGCCGGAGTGACCCGTTAATGATGTCGCCAGCCGTTGCCATTGCTTAATCTTCCTGCTTGACGCGGGGGCGTCCACGTCCGCGAGACGCCAGAGCATTGCCGACAGGCTCCACTACTGGTGCTTCTGGATCATAGCGCATCCAGCCGCTCATTTCATCATAAATCGCTTCGGCGTCGCTGATAGCGACTTTGGCCCCGTGAACGGGATGCGTCATGTAGATGACAGCCATAAAAAACCTTGAAAAAGCTGCCCCGGCCTAAGCCGGGGCAGACCTATTAACCAGCAGTGCGATACAGGTTGTATGCAGCATCGCCAGTTTTCACTACCTTGAACAGAACGCTCTTGGAAGCAACACCAGCGGCGGAACCAACCAGCGTCCATCCAGTGCCGACAGTAATCGTCGGTACACCAGCAGCCAGCGCGATAAGCGCGATATCAAACGACGAGCCGACGCGAGCATTGCTGAACGCGGCGTCCGTGAGAGCAGCCGTTGGCAGCACAAGGTTAGCGGTGCTGGCCGAGTTATACACTACCAGACCACCAAACAAATCGGCGGGCGCAAGAGTTACGCCAGCAGTGTAAGCAGTCGGAATAGCCGAGGGCACAAAGAGGACGTCATTAATGTTGCCGTCACCGGCCTGATAGCCGCCGGTACCGTTTGCAATAGCCATGAAAAAATCTCCTGTAAAAAGTTGGCCCCCGGATCACCGGGGGCCGGTTTTGCTTTAACCCCAGATACGTGCAGCCATCTGCGGACGGATTGCGCTGTAGCCGTACAGAACGTCGATACGGCAAGGGAGCCGGTCGTTGTTGATGTCGTACTGACGCACAATGCGAAGCGAGATGCCGTTGTGAACCTGACGCGAGGCCATATCAACGCCCTGTGGGAGCAGAAGATCGGCGGTTGCGAAAGTGAACGCATCCTTGTGGTAGACGAGGTTCTGCGCGTACTGCGAAGAAGCTGCACCGACGAACACAACTGCCTTGGCGTTGGCAGGCAGGACGTTGACGGTAGCCAGCGCATGAGCAGCCGAGTAGATCGCAGCCACGGTCACGGTAGCCGTCGTGGTCGAGGTCGAGGATGCCACAACGACGAACTGAAACAGCGAGCCGGTGCTTTCACGGGTCTGCGGGTTGACAGCGAAGCAGTCAGCAATCGTGAACACATCGCCGGGGACGAGGGTTTCACCAGAGCCAACAGTCAACGTCAGCGTGGTAGCGCCTTCCGACGTGATAGCCGCGCCGGTCGTGTTGCCTGTGGCAGCGCGTGTGCCGGTCGTGAACTGCTTGATCGACTGCGACATGTTGATTTCGTCGTAGCCGAGGACGCCCGTACCCATCATGCCGTTGCGGAACTGCTTGCTGATGGTATCCGTTGGGTTGAACAAGCCCTTCATGCCTTCGACCAAACCAGCGTTTGCGGCTGGGTTGACGGTAGCATAGCGCGGCGACATCACAGCGGCGTTCTCGTTCAGCTTCTGTTGAGCCTGAAGCAGCACCAACGACGTAGCTGGGGTCGTACCCGGCGTACCGACCGAGTTACCAACCGACTTGAACACGTTGGCAACGTCTGCGTCGATGCTCGAAGCAAGCTGCGAGATACGTGGCTTGAGAACGCGTTCGGCGAAGTCGTCCAACTGCATCGTCAGTTCGGCAGTTGTGAAGTTCACGCCGATGTGCTTCTGGTTGGAAACACTCAGGGTTGTGAACTGCTCGTTGTCGTCCTGAACCTGAAGGGCAGCGCCGTCTGTGACGAGGGCGCGATCCGGCAGACGGATGCGAAGGGTCGAACCGATCTTGGCACCTTCAACAGCGAAGCTGTCGTCGTACTGACGGTTGACGTTGCGCGTGAGTACAAGGTTGTTCTCCAGAATTTCCAGAGCCTTCCGCGTAATCATATCGATAGTAAGGATTGAGTTTGCCATGAAAAAG